CCTTAAGTTCTTCAATCTCTTTAGTATCTGCTTCTATAGAGGTCTCTAACCAATCTAGTTGGAAATTGATTGCCTCTAAAAGTTTGTCTGGTAGCATTTCTGCTAGTACTCTTACTGTTGTCATTAAGTTTCTTTGTGTGTAAGTCATCTGATTCCTCCTTGTCTTACTTTGAATCCATCAGGCATAGTCCACTCTAAGTCTTTTGTCATTGTACTTGCTAGTTCTATGTACTCTTTCATGTACTTATCTTGATCTTCTTTAGTTGCAAACTCTCTATTCTCGAATGGTAATATCTTGATCACATCCTTATACTTAGTATCTAATTGATTAAGTATATGTGCATCTATAGCATGGATAGCCATGACTGGTATAATCTTTGCTTGCTTACTTGATGGCTTAGCCAATAGTTTCTTACCAAACCAACGTGGATCTGTATTCCAGCATTGGAACCTTAATGCCCCGTCTTGTGTAGTCTCAATGAAGCTAATGCCATACGTCTTGAGTATCTTCTTCTTAACAGATAGTGATTTGTCTGTGTTCAGTGTTGTCTTGATCAGTTGTTGTAGATCATATATTGGTCTCATTGTGTCTCCTCCTGGTTACTGTCCAGCCAGTGCTAATTTACATATGAGGTCAGAAAATGGGTCCCATGCCTCAAACATATCGACGGGGGGGTGTAGTTTGTCAAATTTCTTTCTTCACCCTATACTACCCTCTCCTCCAAAAATCTAAAAAATCGCTCTCAACTTTTCTAGAAAAATCTAAGGCAATCTCGTACCTCGCTATGCTCGTTACTAGACCCTCTCCAAGCATCGACGACTCCCCAACTAATCGCCAAACCCACTAACGAAAAAATGCGATACGAGCTATGAAGTATAGGGAGCGAAGCGATCCGACTTCTTAGCGAGTAGAGCTATGGGTGTAGGCGTAGCCGTAGCATATGTAAAGGCTCATAAAGGAGCTTAAATAGAATCAATAAACACCGCTATAGCTTTAAATAAATCGCGGACAGTTCTCTGAGGATGCCTTGTGAAGGCTTAAGTAAGTTCGGGTATACTACGCCATCTAAAATATAAAAAGGATGGTCTATGGCCTTTCTCCAAGTCGGTATACCACATGTAAAAGACCGTAGATTATATTGTATGAGGATTATTACTTCTACAGATACTTATTATAAATTTGGAGTAGCTAGTGGGCCTAGTTCGAAAGAGAGAATGTTACAGATAGTCTCTTCATATTTTGATAGATTTAGAGAAACTCCAAAAATAAAAATTGTAAGAGATCGAAAGGTAGATGGAGATATTGTTTTTAAGTATGAAACTATTCTTCATAAATTTTTTATTTTCTATCAGTATAAGGGATCTACTCCCTTCTCAGGTTCTACAGAGCTATTTTGTGTAAGTGAAGATGCTGCTATACAAGCATATGAAGCTGTAGTAGAAGGAAATATTCCAGACTTTCAGTATTGTAAGTCAGAAGATATTATACCTTTTTAATTTATATATGGTATACTTCTGCAATTAAAACAAAAGGATAGAAATGGAAGATAAGGATAAAACTGTAGTAACTACTGAAGAGTTAGCCTCTCCTGTATGTTCTATACCTGATATAGCGTATGATATTCAGCCACATCCAGATTGGCCTGGCTTTTTTCAGTATAAAATAGATACAGAAAAATCTGTACATGAATTGTAAAGGATAGCAATGGCAAATACTCGGCAATATAACTTAGATGACTTTAATGCTTATATAAGACAGTTTGAATCTTCTGGAGGGAATGCTACTGCTCTTAATAAGAAATCAGGAGCATATGGTACTTATCAGCATTTACCTTCTACTACTAGGAAAGCAGCTAAGGCTTTAGATAAATCTGTAAAATATTTAAAGACACCTGAAGGACAAGAAGAAGCACAGAATTGGTTACTTACTGAGAATATGGGAGAACTTAAGCGTAGAGGTATTCCTGTTAACCCTACTACTATGTATGGTATTCACCAGCAAGGTGGAAAGGTCTATTCTAAAATGTATAAGGGTGAAGATCTATCTGATAAAGAAAAAGATCTTATAGTTAGTAATACTCCTGAACAATTTAGAACAGGTGATCCTATAAAGGATTGGCATAGTAAATATGGAGATAATGTAGTACCTGCAGATACATCTGCAACTACGACTCCTTTTGCTCCACAAGATATATTAGCTCAGACTGAGGCTACTCCTAGAGATATAACTTTTGCAGATACACAAGTTGATACAGCAAGAAAACAAGCTATGGAGAATACTATGAATGAATTGTTTCAAATGCCTATAGGACAGTCTCCTAATCCTACAATACCTTATGGCGATGGTAATATAGGACTTAGACAATTAACTCCAACTAGACTTGGATTAGGGAGGATATAATGGCACAAGGTTTAGGGGAAGTCCCTGAAATAAAAATTAAAAAAAGTAATGTAGGTAAGTTTACTTCTTATTGTAAGCGTAAAGGATATGATGGTGTAACTGCTAAATGTATTGCTGAAGGTAAGAAGTCTAAGGATGCAGGAGTACGTAAGATGGCAATCTTTGCAGAAAACAGTAGGAAGTGGAAGAACTAGTATGAATAATAAAGAAGTTGAAAAGCTAAAACCACATTTACAAAAGCACTGGAAAGATGGTAAATTATTATGTGCATCTTGTAAAAATTATTTAACTATAGATAATTTTTGTGCTAATGCTGATAAACCTTATAGAGAGTATAAGGATACTAGATGTCGTATATGTAAGACTAGGGCTAATAAAGAGCGAAGACTTCTTAGAGATCCTTTAGAAAAACTTATTATTGAAAGAGTGGCTGGAGCAAGAGTAAGAGCTAGAAAAAGTAATATCTATTTTGATATTACTGTTGATAATATTAAAAAGCTTTGGAATTTACAAGATGGTAAATGTGCTATATCTGGAATAGATATGACATATACTTTAGGAGAAGGACGAACTCATACTAATATAAGTATAGATCAAATTGAAGCATCAAAAGGATATACTGTCGATAATATACAACTAGTATGTATGGCTGTAAATCAGATGAAATCTGATCTTAGTAATGATAATTTATTGATGTTTTGTATAGCAATAATTAAAAAAATGGAATTAAACAAAATTAAAAGGAAAAGAAATGGCTAAACCATATCAAAATTTACAAGGACAGTGGTTCGTAGGTAATAGACCTATGAGCGCTCAAGAGATCGACTTACATCAGCAGGTTACAATGCCTTTTTTACAGAGACAACAAACCCAACAAACTCAACAAGGGTTAGGTACTCCTGGAGTTCCTACACATCCACGAGGTCAAACTGATCCTATGGCAGAATATATTGTACAGGAACAGGCACGTAGAGACATGATGCAAAATCCAATAGGTGCTGGTTCACGTTCTGGTATTGATTATCTACGTAGCTTACTTGGATATTAATGTCTAACTGGAGAAATAGTAGAGAATATAGAGTATGGCGTATGCTAGTTATACGTCGTGATAAAGTATGCGTTATATGTGATAGTCGTCAGAATAGACATGCACATCATATAGAAAGTGCTGCTTATAATAAAGAACTTAGATTTGAATCTAGTAATGGTGTATGTCTTTGTAAAGAATGTCATATAAAGTATCATACTGATTTTAATAGAAGTTATAGAGTTAAGACTACTAGATATAACTTTGAGAATTTTAAAAGTCTTATGGTTTATGCTAAGACAATATTTAGTAAATTAAGAGGTAATTAATGACAAAAGAATTTGTACAATATAGACAGTTATGTGATGCTTGTGAGACAATTAACGATACTACGGCTATGATTACTAGTAGAGGTGATGGATGGCATAAGATAGGAGATAAAGATCTATGTCCTTTATGTTATTCTAAACTGATATTTGGATTAGATAAGATGCCAGGATTTACTGAGTATCTAGATAAGTTTATTGAAGAAACTGAAGTACGTCCTAGTCATGATATTATGTTGATGGGCGGAATTGGTACTATTACTACTGATTCTCTAAATGTAAGTGAACTAGGCGAAGACTATAAACAGTTTACATATTGCTAAAGGATATAGAATGAAAGTAAAAGGATGGCCAGATTTATGACTAATGGATATAAAGTAGGTTCAAGTACTAAACCTAAGAAAAGTAAGTGTAATAAGAAGAATAAGAATCTTAATTGTAAAGAGAATAGAGGTACTGGTGGAGGCGGTGAGCCTGTTTATAGAGCAGATACTATGAAAGGCTTAGGTTCACTTGATAGTTAAATATATTTTACCATTAATAGTTGTCTTCCTAATAGGATGTGATAAAAAGGATACTCCTGTAGTAACTCCTATTTCTGATCCTATTGTGATTATAGATAGTAAACCTATTATAGAAGAACCTATAATAGTAGTTCCTATACCAACTATAGAAGAACCTATTATTGTAGTAGTGCCAGAACCTATATCAGAACCTACACCTCCTGAGGATATTATAATTATACCTCAACCGGTACTTGAACCTATTATAATAGTTCCAGAATTTGATTCTAAATTTAAATGTCGTATTATATATGAAGATGGATCTCCTTATACTGATGGGCTTGTAAAGCTAGAAGGAGATGGATGGACTAGTTACTCACCTACAGATGCTAATGGTATAGCTATTACTCCTGTTGTGGGAGATGAGAGATTTAAACTTTCTGCTTTAAGTCCTTGGGATGAAGAAGAGAGATATATTTATTATAATAGACCTCTATTAGTAGAACAATATGAAACATCTGAAGGAATAGTTTGTGACTTAAATAAAACTATAGAGATATGTATTGAGGAACATTATATTCCTTGACATTTAAGGAATATAATCCTATAATGCTCAAAATAAAAACAAAACAAATATAACACAACAGGAGCATAACAGTGGAAGTCACTTCAACAGGAATTAAGGCAGGTACAATGGTATCTACAGGGGTAATAGCTGATGCTATTATCTTTTCAGATGTATCATATTTTTATCTAGCAATAGTAGGAGCACTAGTATCAGGTTTTGGAGTTATACATCATGTATATGGACAAGACCATAAGGTTTATAGTATTAGTGAAACTGTCGTAGAAATTATAAAAGGTGTTGCACTTGGATTACTAGCCATACCATTTTGGTATATAGTATTAACTAGTGTAGGAGATGATCTTCTTATTAAGTATTTTGGTGTAACTCCTGATCCAGCTACATTTACTAGTTTGAGTTTAATTATATCATTTGGATTGTCATGGTTTACAGTTCCTATATTTGATTTTATAGCAAAAACTATACCTGGTTATATTGCTACGTATGTGGCTAGAATCTTTAAGAGAGGAGACGTCAATTAATATGAATATTTTAATATTGGCTCCTATGCTAGCTTCTGCTATATTATTTATAGTAGTTGCTACACAAATGTGGCAGAGATCAATATCTACAACTATACAAGCGTTATGTGTCTCAGTTGCTATTTATTGTTATCCTGTATGTGCTCCAGAATATACTCTAGGTATTTTAGTACTAGGAGTACTGACTAATATGATAAGAGGTGTTATTAATACGGAAAAAGATAGATTTGTTAAAAGAACTCCGTATAATACTTGACATCTATAAGGGATGTTGCTATAATCCTCAACATAATTACAGTAAGGTATAAATATGACATTAGTTAAAGTAACTGTTAAAACTTCTAATAGAATCTATGTAAGTGTAGATATACCTGGATATGGTTTTAATAATACTAATTTTAATGTTGCTAAAGTGACACTACAATTATTACCTGATAATTTCCCCTCATTTAATGGGACTGTAGAAGAATGGGATGATATTAAACGTCATGCTATTCAAATTAAGTTCGAGAATATCGGACACATATAGAAATATCCACCTAGTCAATGTGGTTAAACTGACTACTCCTTTTTTGTTTTGTTTTGATGGTCTTACCATTTTGTAGGGAGTAGCTGACTCCCTTATTGCTAGCCGTTTCTTGGCTAGTGATTAATCCCCTATTACTTGTAAATTTAATCTTATCCTGCTATAATCCTAAAACTATAAAAATTATACAAGGAGTTGCCAATGGCTAAAGCTATGCAGACAAGATTAGAAAAAGAAGTTTCTAGACACCACAAAGATGATGCTCGTATGATTCCAGATGAATCTCAACGTATCACAAAAGATAAACTCAAATCACTACTTCCCCGAAAAACTACTATTGCTGTTACTGATGAAATATTAGAGCTTATTCATAATATGGAAGATGATACAGGACTACCTCAAGAAATGCTAGAGGAAGATCTTATGTCTTATACTCATTTACTAGGTGGTACTACTAATGGTATGAAAGATTTAGTAAATGCTATTAAGTTCTGTAATTTAAAACGTAATTATGATAATAAAACTGCATGGGCTATTGTATTTCCTTATAAACACGATAGATTAGTATCTATGGAAAAGGATACTAGTAATCATGTATCTATGTATAATAATAGTAAGCTTGTAATAGCTATTGATAAAGAGATGTTAGTGCCTGTACATTTACAATATGCTGGATACTTTCATGCAGCTGTAAAGAAACAGTTTGAGCTTATGAATGGTAGATCATCTACTAGTAAAGGAAATGTTACTCCAATGGTAGAACACTTAGCAGCTAAAGAGTTAGCATTGCTCACAGCACAACCTGTTGAGACTAAGATTGATTTAAAGATTACTCCTTCAGATGCAGCATTAAGTATGCAGAGTGAGATGAATGATCAAGTTAAAGAATTAGTAGCTTTACAGAAAAGAGACTTACTTGCAGGTAAAGATATTATTGAAGCACAGATAATAGGGTTAGATTTTGGAGAAATAGGAAAGGATAATTCATGAGTAAAATAGATACAACATTAGACTTTGGTAAATTAGTACATGTATCAATTGATTGGGATAAAATACATACAATCGATACTATAAAAAAAGTATTAAAAGCATATTATGGGACTATAGGAGTATATACTGATGATCCTGTTATTATTAAACTTGGAAAGAGTACTAATGAGTGATATTAAAAAGAATATAAAGAAGTTCGACCTTGATCGAGCTTTAGATACTGTTGATCTTACTTTTCATGGATATATTCCTTCTGAAGATGCTTTAGAATTCTTTGTAATTATGAGATTAGTTGCTGGCGAGGACTTTGAGTTCTCTACTCCACTATTTCATTATTGGCTTGTAGATCTATTATTTGGTAATATTACTAGAGATCAGTATCCGTATTCACAAGAAATAAATGATACTATTACTATTAATCCTAAAAGGATTGCTATTGTTGCTTCCCGGGGTGTGGCTAAGTCTACAATTGTTACAGCTTTTTATCCTATATACTGTGCAATCAAGGGTAAGACACCTGATGGACTTAAGACTGAGTTTCATCTAATGGTTGCAGCATCACAACAAGGTGGTGGTCGAGTTATGGCGAAGGCTGTACAGTCTATGTGTGAAGATAGTGTATTTTGTCAAAACTTCTTTGAAAGTATGAGATTTACAGAAACAGAAAGTGAGTTTATACGTAAAGGTAATACTAAAGCTAAAACAAGAGTCTTTCTTGTTAGATATATTGGTATCGGTGGTGGTATTAGGGGAGTTCGTTCTAATATAGGTGCTGAACGTCCTGATCATATTATATTTGATGATGTTATCCTTAACTCAGATACTGCATACTCTGAGACTATAATGAACTCTCTTAGAACTACTATAAAGGCGGATGCAATAAATGCATTGAAAGGTGGAGGTAGAGGTAAGATATTTTCAGTAGCTACTCCGTTTCACTTACTAGATCCTGTTATTGAAACACTAACTGGTGGTGCTTATACGCCTGTAGCTATCCCTATATGTAATAAAATATATGAAGGTATGCCAGAGCATGAGTATGTAGGAGCTTGGCCTTCTATGCATCCTTATGACGCTGTTATGGAACAGTATGAGTCAGCTATTGCATCTAATGCTACTAGAGAATTCAACCAGGAAAGAATGCTTAGAATTAGTTCTGATGAAGATAGAATGATTCAAGATGATATGATAGAGTGGATTGATAGAAAGCCTATTTTAAAAGAACTTACTACATATAGTCTATATATTACTACAGACTTTACTACTACATCTGAAGCTAAGTCAGACTTCTCTGCATTAGGTGTATGGGCTGTTAACTCTAATCAAGATTACTTTCTTGTAGATCTATGTGTTAGACGTCAAGGTATTGGTGAGCAGTACGATGAATTATTTAGAATGGTACGTCAATGGTCAAATAAAGGAGCTCCTTTAGAAGTAGGTATAGAAATAGATGGTCAACAAGAGGCACATATTTATGCATTAAAAGAGGAAATGAATAAACGTAATACTTATTTTACGTTTGCTAGGCAAAAAGGCGCTAAATATGGTAAGGTAGGTATATTATCTAAATCTACTGGTGGTAGTAAGCATGGTAGATTTAGAATGATGTTACCTCAGTTTCAAAATGGTAAGATGCATTTTGCTGAGCAATTAAGAAATACTCCTGATATGCAAGAAGCTTTAACACAATTAAAGTATACAACATGGGAAGCATTTGGAGGACATGATGATTTTCCTGATATTGTATCACAACTCGGTATGATGGAGATCCTATTTCCTATGGAGTCTATTTTTAATTCTATGCATGAAGGACGCGAAATGTGGGATGGTATATATGAGTCAGATGAATCTTCAGCTTATGACTCTTATGCTTGACAATTAAGGAGTAATAAGATATTATTCTCCTAACAAAAATAAAAATTGGAGAATAAATGACTTATCAAGTTTTACAGAATCTTACTGCTGGTTTATTGACTGGTGATAATAGACTACCTAATGAGCCTGAAATTGTACTTAGTATGCTTGAATATGCATTAACTACAGTTGCTACAAAGGCCGACTCTTTACACTTAATGACTCTTAGTACTGAAGTAGATGTTCTTAGGATGGGTGTAGGAGACTACTTAATACGAAGACCTGCTCTTCCTATTCTATTAACTGATACACTTGATATTGATGATGAATTAGGTTTTGCTGTAGCTAGATTAATAGCTAGTATGGTAAGTAAAGATAAAGGTGGTATTCATGTCCAAGCTGCTGATCGTATCATATTAGATTATAATGCTAAGGTATATGAGATTATAGATCAAATGCAATCTGAAGCAATTGCTGAAGGTATCGATTGTGCTAGTGAACCATGTGATACTTCATTTTCACTATGAGTACTAAATTACAAACTTCCAGTGCTATTATATTTGATAAATTAGCTGGCGATCCTTATGATGATGGTAAATTAACATGTGATAAGAGTGCTATTCCTGTATTTGAGCAGTTATCAGGGCTTGATTATAAATCTTGTGCTTTAGATGCATGTAAGGGTGCTCAAATGACTGGGCCTGAATATAGACAGAATGGACTATTAGCAGATTTATGTAATGGTATTTCTACAGGTACTAATAGTGTATATGTTTCTAAAGGGATATTTGATGAGCATCGACCTTACTCATTAGAAAATAATGAAGACCATACAGGACATATTGTTGTCTTTCATTATCATTTCCTAAAAGAATTACGTAGACAACTTAGTGTAGAGATTGAATTCTCACAGTTTAGTCCTGTTGAGCAATTCTTATATGATAATTATGTTGCTTATGCTACTAGTGAAGAATATAATGTAAATATACAAGATGCATTAGATGCTCTTGATTATTGGCTAATTGAAGAACTTCAAGGACATAGCCATCCTACGGTAACTCGTAGTTACGATGATAGTCATAAATGGTGGAAAATTAAAACAAGAATTATAGAGGAGTAATAATGGCACTTGATTTTTTAAAAGTACTTCAGGAAATTCGAGGTACCGGAGCAGCTGAAGTAGAATATACAGATGGTATTTTCTGGGAACTTACTATAAAATTACATAATGGTAATGCAGGTATTTATGGTGATATACTTTATATGTATAATCATTATGTTACAGATAAAGCTGATTTTGATACTAAGTATGCTGACTTTCTTATTAAG